ACCCAGAGTCCTACGATAAGAATAAGTGGTACCGCGACCTCGCCGATGACCCGAAGAATGATAAGGTGCTCATCGACGAACTGAAAGAGGATGGTATTCAGTTCCGTGCCGACATTCAAAAGGCTTTCCCTGCTGCTAAGGAAGAGCATATCCATGGAAAGGTCTTCGAGGCTGAAAAGGTCAAGGGCATCCTTTGTGATGGTCAGATGACGCTTGGTGAGGTCATCACCCGTGCTTTCGAGGTGGCCAACGGCACCGCTACGCCGATTGAGCGCGTCGCTCCTGTCGCTCCTGAAGATGATGTACCCGAACAGGACCCTGCACCAGCAGCCGAAGCTGCCACCGCTGCCACTCCTGCCACGGATGCCACTGTGCTTGGTGGTTCTGCCACCGAGGGAGAAAAGAATAACCCTTTAAACAACGAGAATATGAAACAGTACGAAAAGATTGCCACCGCATGTGGCGTAGATGAGCTGGTAGTGAACGCCGAGGGTGCTCACTTCGTGCCCGACATGCTCGAAGCACTTAACCAGACACTTGAGACAAATGCCAAGGAAAAGGCTGATGCTCAGACGTTGATCCAGAGCCTGAAGACACAGGTCGGCCAGGTTGAGACTACTAAGAACGATGCCGTCTCTGCTCGTGAGAAGAAATTGAACGATGCACACGAGCAAGCCATCAACACGCTCAAAGAGGAGCACACCACTGCACTCAATGCAGAGATTGCTGCTCGCGAGAAGGCTGAGAAGGAACTGAAAGAGGTGAAAGACCAACTGGCTACTGCTAACCAGACCATCACCGACCAGAAGGGACAGATTGAGCAACTGACAACGGCTGCTGCCGCTGTACCTGCCGGCTCTCCCGCTAACAATGGTCAGGGTGCTCAGGAGCAGAAGGTAGAGGGTGGTATGCCTGCATACGACCACACCAAGTCGCCTCTGGAGAACCAGCGCATCCGTAAGGAGTACATGGCTAAGATCAGCGGCTAAAAATGAATTTCAAGTTATTAACCCTTTAAAAAATCAAAGTTATGCCTAACAACAACAACGCACCTGAGTTCATCGGACGTGAGGCACTGACTCACGTAGCCGAGCAAGTAGGTAAGCAGATCGTTATGGGTCCTGCCTACGAAGATCCTGAGTTGCTCGACCGCCTCGGCATTCAGGTAATTTCTGGCGTTCAGTACAAGAAAACTGACCATCTGCTCGTCCGCAAGGGTGGCACTACCCGTCGTAAGAAGGTAGGTACACCTGTGGAGAACAAGATTGGTTTCTTGAAGGAGCGCACCCTGGTCGCAAAGCTGACCTGGAACCGTTACCGCGACAACATCGACAACTATGTTGAGACTGTCTTTGCGACTATCCTCTCTCTACGGTCGCATGTGAGGCCATCCTGAAGTCGTATGCCGAGGATTTGAAGTCTAACCTCTTCTTCGGTAACATGGAGTATGAGGAAGAGAATGACGAAGCCAAGCAGAAGCTCTCTCTCTACGATGGTTTCCACACCGACATTGCTCACGACATCGCAGATGGTATCATCAGCGAGACCAACGGCAACCTCATTCCTTGTGATGCTATCGGAGTTCCTGAAGACGCTCATGACTCGACTCCTTTCGACACCGTTCTGGAGTGGTACACCAAGTGGGATGCTCGTCTGCGCTCTCAGAAGGTAATCAAGCTCCATTGTGACATTCTGCGCGGTATCTATATCGCCCAGGGTTACACTAACAAGTATCACGGCAATGCTAAGGTGAATTATTTGCCTAACGGCAACTTCACCGTGCCTGAGATGCCTCGTGTTGAGTTCTGTCCTTCTGACGCTTGGGGTGTTGGTACTCGTCTCATGGCGACTATTCCTAACAACCTCCAGTATGGCGTGGATTCTGAGAACAACCAGACCTTCGTAAAGGTACAGTTCGGTTCTGACGACGATGCTCAGGATGTAATCTTCCAGATTCAGTCTATCCAGGGTACTCGTATCTTCAACCCATTGGCTTCTGCATTCGTTATCAGCGATGGTTCGATTGCCGAGAACGTCATCAATGGTGACTACGAGAACTCTAAGCTCGTCGTGAATATCGACGGTACTGGTACCGTTAAGGTGAATAACGAGGCTTATAACACGCCGCTGGAGTTCGCTCCTAACGCTATCGTAACGCTGAAGGCTATTCCTGGTAACAACCAGAAGTTTGTCTCTTGGAGCAACGGCAAGACCGACACTGAGATTTCTATCACAGCAACAGGTATGCCGATGGCTATCACCGCATTCTTCGCTCCTGACGAGTAATCTCCTCTCTCATAGTGCCCAGCCTCTCTCGGCTGGGTACTTATAAACACTAAACGTCAAATATTAAAATTTCAAGATTATGGCTGATACAGTAACATGCCCTAACCTCGACAACTACCTGAACGAGGAAAATTGCCTGGAGAATATCGGTGGTACCTCTGCGGTGGCTTACTACTTCGTGAAGTCTGACCTCCTCACACCACTCAAATTGACGGGTAATACTTACTCTGTGCCTACGTTCAAGTCAGGTAAGGGTCTCTATAAGTTCGACCTGAAGGATGAGAGCCAGCAGATCCAAGGTGAGAGCCAGGGTCCCAACGGTGGCTATAACCTCACCTACAATGCTATCATCGAGGCGGTCAATAAGAAGACCTCTGAGCTGTCTCGTGCATTGAACAATCTGAATATCGGTATCATCGTTCCTGATGGCAACACCGGCGACACGCAGATTATGTACGATCCTAACCGCCGCGTAAAGGCTGAACAGGGTGGTATTAAGTCCGACACGGGCGCTGCTACTTCTGATGACCGTCAGACTACACTGGAGTTCCACCTCAATGGTGTATTGTATGACAACCTCTATGTCACTGCTCCTGAAGATGGTTGGGATTCACTCCTGGCTTCTGCTACTCCTGCAAATCCAGGATAATCTAAGGATTTCCCCTCATAAAAAGGTCCTGCCTCAATCGGTAGGGCTTTTTTTTGTCCCCACCTCCAAAAAATTTTCCCCTATTTTTGCATCAACTTAATTCCGTATGCAGTGGATGTGCCGCTGTCTTAAAAACAAAAGTATTATGATAACAAAAAATTTCACTCAGATGTCAGCAGAGGAACGCAAAGCGTGGCTCGCTGATTACCAGAACTGGTATGCCGAAGATCTGCCTGCCATCGAAAAGGCGGGGGTTATCACGTCAGGCATACGTGAGAAAATTGAGAAGGGATTGAACCTTATTGCGGCTTTTCCTTTGTTCCGCTCTTTCGTCAACGAGGCCCTGCGCTTCAAAGACTATGCTGGTCGTAGAAAACTCATCCGTCGCTATGCGGATAAGATTACCGCTGACTTGAAGACATCGGTGCCTGCCGTGGATCTCACCGACCCTGCTCTTCTCGTTCCGCATGTAGGCCGTCCTACTAAGGAGGAAGCTGCTGCTCGTGCCGTCGCTGCAGAGAAAGAACGTCAGGAGAAAGAAGCGGCTGAAGAAACGCTATTCGGCAAAAAGGCCGACATCCCCACTATCGACGCTGCCGCTCCTGAGACGGTGGCTGGTTCTATGGGTGGTGGTACCATGTTGCACCTCGATCAGTTGAAGTGGCTCATGTCACCTGATTTGGCACAGGCCATCGAGACTATACGTGACCTGCGTACTCGACAGGAGAATGCGAATGCTACGGCTAAGGCTTTGGCTGTCGCTGGCAAACCTGAACAGGAGGTGGCACCGTATTCTGAGGAAGCAATACGTCTCACCAAACAGGTAGAGGGTATCTACGAACGGGTAGATGACGAAATGGCCACGGTATATGTACGTCTCAAAGAGGACACGGCTTTCCGTGCGTCTATCGAGGCTCAGAAGGTCGATCCAAAGGCGCTCCGCACTACGCTTCGCCCCTATTGGGATAAGGTGGAGAACCAGGAGGCTTTCAAGGCTAAGGTTATCGAAATGATTAAGGAGTCCGACCCCGTACAAAAGGAGGCTCGCGAAAAGGCAGAAGCCAAGAAAAAGGCGGTCGATGATATCGTCAAGTACCTCCAGCGTAAGGATAAGGATAATACACCTAAGCGCATCGAGACCATGACTGCTCGTTATAACGAACTGGTGGAACTTATCGGAGAAGAGGAAGCAAAGGCTTACCTCCCCGTGCTCGAAGCGGCCAAGGAGGATTGCGAAAAGAACATCAAACCGAAATTGGAGGCTGAACGTCTGGCTCGCGAGGCTAAGAAAGCCGAAAAGGAAGCGGCAAAAAAGGCTGCCAAAAAGGATGCCTCAAAAAAGGCTTAGTCCTCTGCTTCGTTAATTGTTAGGCGATTGCATCGCCGTCATAAATAACCACCGTGCCCAACCGTTCTCGGCTGGGTCTTCTTACTTCTCACTTCTCATCATGTCAAAACCATCGGAAAAATACTTTGATAAAGTGGAACGCTGGCTGTTAGGTGGCATCACCATCGAAAAGATGATAATGTCACCCGATCAGCGTTTTCGTGCGCTCCTCGCCTATGAAGCGTACAAAATATGGCTGCAAGACAAACAGATACGGGCCACTGACATCATGCGACGTATCGCTGCCCGTGAATACCCTCTCCTGCTCAAAAAGGCTGCAGATGGCGATGCCAGGGCAATAGAGTATGTCGAAGCCATGAATATCCGGCCTGGTGTGCCTCGTACTCCTACTGAGACATCCAATGATGTGGCGCTCTTTAACCATATCATCGGACGCTTTGACGTGCCTACGGAGAATATCGAGAAGGCTAAGGTACAGGATGCGTCCGACTGGCTCATACGTGAGGGAATGAAGATGGGCGACCCGCGTTCTGTCAAGTCTGGTGCCGACCTGAAGATGCAACTCAACAACAACTTCCAGGAGAAAGAGAACGCTGCCGAACAGATGCCGGAGGCTGAAATCAATATCACAGGCGATGTATCGGTTGTGAAGCGCGACCGTGTAAACTATACCGACGAGGAGAAAAAGAAGTTTGCCCGTCGCTATGGTCTCACGGACAAACAGGTGGTCAACATGATACAAAACTCTGACGGCACATGGCAGATGCCGGATGAGGAACCTGAACCAGAACCTGAAAAGGATATCTTTGACGAGAACTTATAAGGATGGCCACAGAAAGACGTGATGTATATATGAACGCAATGCAGCAGCGCATCTACTACTCGAATGCGAGGGATGTGCGCCTGCTGGCTGCTCGACGATTCGGTAAGACGGACGGCTCCATAGGACCTCGTATCTATCGTGTCAGTCAGTCTATGCCTCGTGCTACTAACCTGTGGCTGGGTAACTCTCGTAAACAGCTCTATACACGTACTGTCCCTGGAACCATTGCGGCCATTGAGCGTTTTTTCAATATTCAGGAGGGACGGCACTTTGGATGGGGTAAACCGCCACGATGGGTACAGAAACCTGTCATCACTCCTAAGACTTGGGATAACGTCATCTGGTTTGCTAATGGCACTATCTGGCAACTAATCTCACTCGCAGTCACAGGTTCGGCCAACTCTATCACGGCCAACAGTATCGTGGCGGATGAGTGTAAGTTTATGTCTAAGGCGAAAATCGACGGAGAAATCATGCCGGCACTGTCTGGTATCGTACATCCGTTGGGCGACCCGTCTTTCTCGGATTCTAACCCGCTCTTTAAATCTACTTTCTTCGCTTCTGATGCTTCGCTCACGGCTAAGGGTAACTGGCTGGAGAAAGAAGAGGACAAACTGGATATGCACCCTGAAACGGGTCCCTATGCGAATAAGACGTATCGTGAGATACAAGCCATGCTCACTGACTATGCCGAACGTGTCATGTGGGCAAACGAACTGCTCCGTAATGCGAAGCGTGACGGCTGTGTGCCTATCCTCCTGCCGGCTGAACAGATAGCTGCTATCCTTTGTGCCAAGATAGGTGAGGTTAGCCATGAACAGTTCCATGTAAATGGCCGTCAACTATAAACTGATTTCTCCTGATGAAGCGGAATTGCTTTTCTGCCATAAGTATCTCATTACTCCTGAACAGGATTTCGACATGATGATGATATCGGAGTCGAAACCCTACCAGCGTAAGATACGGGAATTGCAGTGTAATGCGTTCTGCTTTTGGAGGGCATCAAGTCTCGATAATATAGACATCCTTGGTGATTCCTATATAGCGAGAATGGCGCGTGACCTTCCGCCGGTCGTGTTCGCCATCAGTATTCTTAATAAGAAGATACAGAAGTCTAACGATGGCTTCTACTCCAATCTCGACATCGAGAATGTTCATGGCTATATTCCCGACGATTGCCCTGCCATCGATAAGAGCATCACCAAGAAAAAGGCTACGAGTGTGCTCAACGGTTCTGCCGTTGAAGAGGAATACGAGACACCTGACTTCTACGGATTGGGCAACCTGAAGGATTGCACACTCGATGGTGACGTGATGGATGCGCTGCCGTTGTATATCGCACTCGACTACAATGCTAACATCAACTGGGTAGTCACGGGCCAACTGTATAAACGCGACAATCAGGAGTGCCTTAATGTCCTGTCTTCTATGTACGTGAAGTACGAACGTAAGTTGCGTGAACTGATGGCCGACTGGCATCATTACTATAAACCTCACCAGAAGAAAAATACTGAGGTAGTATTTTTCTATGATGCAACGGCTAAGTTTCGTGGCTATGCCTTGGAGGGTGCCGAGGACTTTAAGGATGTTGTAATATCTGAACTGACGAACTACGGCTGGAACGTCCGTGCTATCGATATGGGTGCGCCGGTAGACCATCAGCAGAAGTATA